CTAACGGCTTATAATATTATTTAAAAACAACTTAAAATAATATTATAAAACTATTTAATAGGTGTTAAGCAACAATGCAACTATTAATAGACTTACGTGAGCCCAAGCCACTAGTTCAAAATATTATTGCATTAAATGAAGCAGCCAAAAATAAAGTTACTATTATTCAAAAGAATTTAGATATTGGCGATTATGTTTTTTACGATGAAGTAAGTGAGCAAATTTTGCTAATTATTGAACGCAAGTCGCTAAGTGACTTGGAGGCGTCAATTAAAGACGGACGCTATAAGGAGCAATCATTTCGCTTGAATGAGGCGCCGACTCATAACCATAATATAATTTATTTATTAGAAGGAGCAATTATTAATTATAAAGAAGTTGGATTTAGAAGCACTTTATATTCTACATTGTTTTCTCTCAATTATTATAAAGGATTTTCTGTAATTAATACTTTAAATCAGACCGAAACAGCTACTATGCTAGTGGCGTTTGCTTCTAAAATTAATCGCGAAAATAAACCTGGGTTTTATGGTGACAAAGCTTTAGCTAACACTATTGACGACAGTTATATTGAAACTATTAAAACTAGTAAAAAGGCGCATATAAATAGAGAGAATATATTCCAACTAATGCTTATGCAAATCCCGGGCATTAGTAGTGTATCTGCATTAGCACTAGCTAATGAATTTAAAAATATGGAGACTCTATTGCAATCTCTCAAAGAAGAAAATTCTAATTTTGAAAATATTAAATTAGCAAGCGGTCGCAAGTTAAATAAAAATATACTTATAACATTGAAAAACTTCTTGATTTAAACAAATAAATAAATAATTGAAATATTTATTAAATTATTTATTAAATAGTATAATTTATTTAATAAAATGAGTTATATTTTACTAATTGTGGAGTCACCTGCTAAATGCGAAAAAATAGAGAAATTTTTAGGTGCAGGCTATAAAGTAATTGGCTCATACGGCCACATTACACATCTCTCTAATTTAGACCAAATAGATGTAAAAAATAATTATAAACCCAGCTTTGCTATTATTGATACAAAAAAAGCGCAAATCGAAAAAATGCGCAAAGCAATAAAAGGAGCTAAAGAAGTTATATTAGCTACAGACGATGACCGCGAAGGTGAAGCCATTGCTTGGCATATTGCGCAAGTATTTGCATTACCATTAGAAACTAGTAAACGAATTGTGTTCCACGAAATTACAGAACGCGCTATTAAGCACGCACTAGCAAATCCAAGAACGCTAAATTTAGAATTAGTTTATGCACAGCAAGGACGCCAAATCTTGGACCTTATTGTTGGATTTACAATTACGCCATTATTATGGAAATACATTGTTTCAAATAGTAAAAATGCACTTAGCGCCGGGCGCTGTCAAACACCTGCTCTTCGCCTTGTTTACGATAACTATAAAGAAATTCAAGAGTCTCCTGGAAAAATGAGCTTTAATAGTTGTGGATATTTTACAAGTAATAATATTCAATTTACACTAAATAAAAATTTTGATAGTCACGACACCGTAAAAGATTTTCTCGAACAAAGCAAAACGCATAAGCATAGTTTAACTAAAGCAAAAGAGCGCGAACTAATTAAAAATCCTCCTTGCCCATTTACGACATCAGGACTTCAACAAGCAGCAAACAATGTTATGCATATTTCTCCAAAAGATACTATGGCACTTGCACAAAAATTATATGAAGGTGGATATATTACATATATGAGAACAGACAGTAAAGTATATAGTGTAGACTTTATAGAACAAGGCAAAACTTATATAACAGAAAAATATAGGCACGAATATATTCATCCAGAGCTAAATAAATTAATTCAAAATAAAGATAATAGAGAGGCAATAAGAGAAGAGACCATAAGAGAGGCACTAGAAGAAGAAGATGAAACTAAAACTAAAACTAAAGCTAAAAAAACTAAGGCTAAGGCTAAAAAAGAAAAGTCGATGGCAACAATTGATAATGATAATAATAACGCACAAGAAGCACACGAAGCAATTAGACCCACACATATTGAACTACAAGCTATTCCAGACAATGAAGAAACGTTTAGCGCAAAACATAGAAAATTATACAAATTAATATGGACTAATAGCTTGGAAAGTATGATGGCTCCTGCAAAATATTTACAATTAGTTGTAAATGTATGTGCCCCATATGACGCAGTATATAAATATAGCGCAGAAGAAAACATATTTCTCGGCTGGAAAGCCGTTTGCGGAATAGAAGAAGAAAAATATTATTCATATTTTAAGAATATGAAAGAAGAGATTATAACTTATAAAAAATTAACTTGTAAGCAAACACTTAAAGAACTAAAGTCGCATTATAGCGAGGCGCATTTGGTTCAATTATTAGAGCAAAAAGGTATTGGTCGCCCATCAACCTTTTCATCGCTACTAGAAAAAATTCAAGAACGAAATTATGTAACAAAGCAAAATGTAGAGGGTAAAAAATTAGAAATTATAGATTATACATTAATAGATGCTACTATTACACAAGAGCGTGGTACTAAAGAATTTGGCAATGAGAAAAATAAATTAGTAATAACACAAACCGGAATATTTGTTATAGAATTCTTAATTAAATATTTTAACAAGCTATTTGACTACGACTATACAAAGTCTATGGAAGATGAGCTAGATAATATTGCACACGGCCAAAAGAAATATTATGAATTATGCGGTGAATGTTATGGATTTATTAATGACTTAATAAAAACAAATAATTTAGCTTCTAATACTAATTCTGACGCTAGCACTAACAGTCCAGAAAAAATACAAATAATAATAGATGCAAAACATAGTTATTTAATAGGAAAACACGGTCCAACTATTAAATATACAAAAGAAGACGGCACGCTCGGCTTTTATGGAGTAAAAAAAGACATTGATATAGCTAAGCTTAAAGCCGGTCACTACAAATTAGATGAATTAATAGAAACAAAAGAGGAAAACAGTAAGCTATTAGGAAATTTTCAAGAACAACCAGTGTATTTAAAAAAAGGAAAATATGGTTACTTCTTAGAATGTGGAGAGCTACGTAAATCTCTCAACACCGTTAAAATAAATGTCCCTATTAAAGAAATTATGCTTGAAGACGCAGTAACTATATTAAGCGAACGGGCTAGCGAGGGCAACAGTTTAGTTCGTAGAATATCAAATGACTTAGCTATTAGAAAAGGAAAATATGGCGACTATATATTTTATAAGACAGAAACTATGAAAAAACCGCAATTTTTAAAATTAAACGAATTTAATGATGATTATGTAACTTGCTCATTAGACTTTTTGAAGTCGTGGATTAAAGAAAAATACGGGCTATAGCATTAGTTTATTATACTTTATTAGTTTTATTAGATGCCCAATACTTCTCGCCATAACTAGTAAAAAACTCCTCACCACTTGCTATATCTTTTGTAGCATACATTGTTATATTATTATCATCTTTTGACACTACCCAACTGCAATTTTGTTTAGTATCTGAATGATTTATTAATCCACAATAGCCCAGAGCTAGCAAACTATCGTTGTTTGTTTTATTGTTTGGAGTAAAAAAATAAGTGTGTACTACATTGTTTTCATCTATAGTAGATGCATTCATCTTTAGCGTAGGACAAACTTCAATAACATCATCTTTTTTATAATTCTTTTTGGCAAAAAGCCCGCGTTCTCCTCTTCCTAAATCCTGTGCTTGTGTTATAGTATAATCCAGACTATTGCTAACGCTGTTAATGTTAGTATCTTTTTCAAGCTCATCAATAGTAGTCATATTAGATAAGCCTTCAGAACCTTGTTCTAGGTTGTGGTTTATAACCGAAAAAATGATTATAATGAGTATTAAAGAAGGTATTACTACTTTAGCATTTTTTCTTATAAAAGCAAAACGTTTATGTCTCATATATATATTGTTTAATTATAATAATAATAACACAAAACATAAATTCTTATTATTATTATTACTAAAAACTACAATATTACTAAAACAAAAAAATAAAAATATTATTTTATAATAAATGTGGAGAGCTTTGGCTATTATTAGCGCAATTATGTTGGTTTTAGACTTTACTTATTTATATTTATTCAGAGATTTTATGCTACCACTACTTAAAAAAGTGCAAAAAGCAGACGTTAAAATTAATATTATGCCGGCAATAGCATGCTATTTATTATTGGTTAGTGGTCTATATTATTTTATAATAAGAAAAAAAGCGCCCATTAAAGATGCTATTTTATTAGGCCTACTTATATACGGAGTTTATGAAACAACAAATTATGCTTTTTTCAAAGATTGGTCACCATTATTAGTATTAGTAGACACAGTGTGGGGTGGTATTTTATTCGGCACTACAACGTTTTTATATTATAAAATAGCTAAAAGCTAAAATAATTTAGCTCGCGCTAAGATTTGCTCGCAATGCTGTTTCAATCCAATGAGTAGAAGTAAGAGAAGTATAACTAATTCTAGCACTAGCATTAGCATTATTCCGATTTTGTGCCGGATTATTTTCATTCCACGAATCATAATTTGCATTAATATAATCATTAGTATTAGCAATTGTTGAATTAGTAATACTATTTACATTTACAGGATAAGCATCAGCATTTACAGTAGTAATATCATTATTTATAAGAACACCACTACTATCATAAACTCTTCCATAATGTCTTGCTAGAATTCTGGTGATTTCGACTTCATTATTATCTAGAAAATTATCACGTAATATGTTTTGATTTCTGTGATTAAGAGTTTCTCTAACACTATTAGGTGATTGAATTGTCGAATTATGTATATTATATAGTCGTTGCAGTCCATTTGCTAACCTTAAATAAATATTTTCATCAATGTTTGAAGAAATAGTATCTAAATCATCAATCATAGTATGCATTGTTGATAAGAATTCTTGATTTTGTTCTGCATTAATGCTATGACCGGTCATATTATGTTAATATAATGATTAATGTTTTCATAAAAAAAATAGTTATCAATTTTTTTTAAGCATTTTTTTATAAAGTTATTTTTTTATATTTAGAAAAATATATATTAGTTTTAAAAGCTAATATGCGTTTTTTCAACTATTGTTCTAAAACTAAATTGTTTGTTAGTCTTATATTGAGTAGAAATTATAATTCTGTTACTCGTGTATTGCCTTCAAAATATTATTCTATAAAAACTATAAAGCAATATTACTATAATAATAATATTTATTATGACTTATATAATGATTTTTGTAACTGCACACAAGAATGCAATATAACTAGTTTCACTAATTTTAGTAATTTAAATTATACTAAATATAATAATCTTACAGCAGAACACATATTTCCTCAATCATTTACAAAACATTATAGCAAGGCAAATAAAGATATGCACAATATAGTTTTAACAAATTATTATACAAACAATTTGCGTAGTAATAAGAAATTCTCTCATAGTGGAGATATAATGGCAAGTCAAAGATTTTATGTTCCGTGTAATTATTCTCGCGGAACAATTGCCAGGTCACTTGCCTATATGAAATATAGTTATCCGTTATTAAATCTCTCAAATGTTATAGACAGTAATATAATATTAGCTTGGAATGAGTTATATCCACCAACAGAACTTGAATTAAAAAAGAACAATATTATATTTAAGTATCAAGGCAATAAAAATATATTTATTGAAGATTATAAAAAGCTGACTGCATTTATTAACAATAATTTTGAGTTATAATAGAAGATTAGAAGATAAAAAACTTGCATTAAACGGCCATTATTTATTATTTAGTATGTAAAATAATAAATAGTATAAATTTTTTTAATCTTCATTCATTATCTTCTATTGATAAAGCAACATTTCTAGCCGGTAAATCAACGCTTCCTCTAATAGGAATAGGAGTTAGCACAATATTTTCTTCACTATCAAGATTTATATCTATTGGTATTAATTTATCTCCTTTTACACGCATAAGTGTTGAAGAGCTTTCAACTAGCTTAGTATATGTATTGTAACTCTTTTCTAAAAAATCTTTAGCAGGAATCGGGCGATTACTTTTATTGAGGCTCAATGTTTTATAAATGTCTATACCTAATAAGTAATAGTCGCGTTGACTAATCAAATCGTTTTCGAGCCTCTTTTGAATACCCAAATACAATTCTATTGACCCTATTATACCGCAAGTTAACGCAATAAGAGAGGTTGTCAAACTTATTGTTCCTTGGTCAGCATAAGGTTGTAAGCCAACTGCTATAATACTATTTGCACCATTTAATATTATGACTGGAAGACGATAATATATTAAATTACTTTTTAATTCGAAATAACGCTGCTTATGTAATTTGCTCAATATAATACAATTTACTCGTATATTATTGAGAACACGGTCAATGTCCTCGCTCCAATCAGTCATAATATAATACAGTTATATTATAATATATTATAATATATTATAAACTAACTTAGAATAAAATTGATATATTAAATAACTATTTATAGTTATACTTAATTACTAATAATTAAGTATGACTAATAGTGCTCCGCAACTTACCCTAATATATGGTCCAATGTTTTCAGGAAAAACTACTAAATTAATAGAACTTTACAATGTTAGTGTAAGTAACTATGGACAAGAAAAATGTTTAGCATTTAATTATAAATTAGATACTCGCTATGGTATGAATCAAATTATTACGCACGATGGAAAAAAAATAGATTGCCTTAGTATAATTGACATTGACGATTTTATTACTAACGAACTAACTAGACCCCTTATTTTAAACGCGCAGTATATTTTCATTAACGAAGCGCAATTTTTCAAAAATATTGATAGCGTTGTAATGCATTTACATAATGTATTAAAGAAAGATGTAATATTATGCGGTATAGATTTAGACTATAAACGAGAAAAATTCGGCACTATGATGAAATTGGTTCCAAGCGCTACAAATGTTTTAAAGCTAACAGGCACTTGTAAGCTATGTAAAGGGGCATCAGAATTTAGTCATAGAACTGTTGCTAATAGCTTACAAATATTGATTGGCTATAGTCAATATATTCCATTATGTGAAAAGTGCTATGTTAGTGAAAATGGGTTGTCCTAATATAAATTTATAGTTAGGGCTTTATATCCTTTTTTTATATATTTTGCGTCTTTATATCCTTTTTTTATATATTTTGCGTCTTTATATCCTTTTTTTATATATTTTGCGTCTTTATATCCTTTTTTTATATTTTGCGTCTTTATATCCTTTTTTTTATATTTTATAAGGCGTTCTTACCTCATAATTATTCATTTCGTTGCGTAATTGATTAATTTCTAAAGATAAAGAAATATTGAAATTATTAAAATCGACTAACATACCATTATGATACCTTAATTTTAATTTAATTTTAGCAATCTTATCAATAGGTGGCTGAAAATAACTAACATTGTCTAAATACCCATCATTTACTGTGCAATTGTTATTTAGCGATAAGGTATGTGGTATTTTAGCAAAAGCCCCATTTATAATACCTGAACTAGTATTACTATTATTATAATATAAATATGGTTTTAATTCATCGCTTTTATTATACTTATCTAATTCAATATATATAAATATATTATCTTCTAAATTACTGGGATTTTGCGAAACTAAAACATTGCTGGATGAGTCAATCCATCTTGTGGGTGCATCTGCAAAACTGAGGATGTCGTCATCGGCACTAACTTTAGAAACATAAGTAGTTTTATCAAAACCCAATATATAACCTAGCCCCCATTCGCTGTGTTGAGAAAACACATTTACTTTATAATTATCTTTGTTACAAGTTGAATAATCTATAACTTTGTCAAATTTGAATTTAAATGTTTTATTTCTATTTGGGTGGCCAAAATAATATTTATTATTGAGCTCATTAAAAGTAACAACAAAAGAAGGATCTATGGCTATTAATTTTTTTTGTAGTGCTAGCTTTAATTGTGAGTGTTTATAATAACCATCTTGTATAACAATGGTATATGTAACTCCCGAAATCTCTAATATCATTTTATTTGTTTGCAAATATTCGCTAATATTATATAAGAAATTTGGCAACATAATGTTTACTAATTTTATCGATTCAACATTATTGTAAATTTGTGGGCACCTTATTTCAAATTCTGAAGTATGCGGCCAACGTTCTATATCTCGGTCATCGCTATCAATTAATAATATTTTTCTATCTAAAACAAAATTATGTTTAGTTTTTACTAGTGGATTATTACTATTCATATTATATATTTAATAATATATTTTATTAATATAGTTTTTTATTAATAAAATATAGTTTTTTTGACTATTTAATATATATATATAAATTAATATGCCACCTAAAGATAATTCAACTAAAGATAATTTAAATGCCTCTATGATTATAAGCAAGCAGGGTATTTTTGGTTTTGGTTTATCACATAATAATAATTTAGATTTTATGATAATTGTTGTTCTTGCAGGTATGGGGATTGTTATAAAATTATTTTTTCCAGAAAAATTCTCAAGGTTAGGAAATACAGGACCTGCAACATCCACGATTTGGGGTTACGGATTAACTGCAATAGCGCTAAGTATTATGTTATTTATGGGAATATATGTTAGTAAAAATATATTCGAAAAAAATGGAAATTTTGTTGAAATGTTGTTTTCTAATGTGTCGCCAATATTTTTTACATTGTTAATAATAATGTATGCTATATTTTTGAACTTCCTATACTTTAAAAGAATAAATTCTAATAGAGTTACAAATGAATATCACACTTATTCATTTATGTCCTCAGTATTAACAATAGTACAAATAGGTCTGGTAACAACTTATTTATTTTATTATTTATCAAATACAGATAAAGAGGGTGGCGCTGATTTTAATAATACGAAAATAGAATTATCAAAAAATGCTGTATATATTTTATCTATTATTAACTTTCTATTTTTAATGATGATAAATATAAGTTTGCAGTTTTTCTCAACAGATGAAACACCTATTATTAAATAAGCTAAATAAGCTAAATAAGCTAAATAAACTCAACAAACTTATTCACCTTTATAAATTTAAAAGTTAAGCCTATAGAGTCTTTAGACTCCCAAATACCAGAGATTTTTATTATAAATGTTCTGTTATTTAGGTGTTTTAAATAATTATAGCTATTTATATTTTCATTATCGTCACTTAATGAAAATTTAAAAAATTGGTTTTCATATATTTCTTTTAGCTTATATAATTTATTTTTAGAGTCTATTATTAAATTTAATATATGGTCCTCTAATTCTATAAGCTTGCTAAAAACACTATTATTAAGTGTGCTCCTATCAAATTTGATTTTATCATTTTCAAAAGACAAATTATTTAGTTCAAATAAAAGAAATATACTTGTTAATGATACTATGTGCGTAGAGTAAAGTAACTTATAAAAATAATTATATTGAACGGCGCTATTTTTAATAGGCTCATTTAATATTATATATTCATAATTTAAATCTTGCAGATTTTCAGAAATCATTGCTATAAACTATATTGCTTGCTAATATATATCTAATTAATTTTAATATATTATGTTAAATATAATGTTAAACAAATAAATATATAAATTTATAGTTATAGATTTATAAATAAATATTTATAAATATGAATTTAAAAAAAAATTATAATGAAATCATTAATGAAAACAGCACCTATACTTTTAACAAAGATTTATTACAATTGCTAAAGAAGAATGATGACTTGCTAATTGATGACTTGCTAATTGATGACTTGCTAAAGAATAATGATGACTTGCTAAAGAAGAATGATGACTTAGTAAATGATA